TTGGCCAGTACCTTTGCCTCGGTGCCCAACGTCACCTCCATTACCCCATGGAGCGTGGTCTCAGGCTCAACCGCTGCATCGGCGCAGGCTGACCCGTTCAACTTCTGCGCCACGATCACCACGGCCGCCACCGGCGCAACCGGAACGCTGGAGATGCACGGCTGCGTGAACTACTCGCTGTCTGGCACCGCCGCGTACACCGCTGCCTGCGATACCACGATTGCGGTCTCCTCGACGGTCGATCTGACGAAGGCCAACCAGATTACCTTCACGATCAAGCCGACGACCACCGCACTGACCGCCGCGCAGTTGCGGCAGTTGATCGTGACGCAGCTCAACTGACACGGAGCATAGACAGCGATGAAGATGCGACGTGTGATAACGGAAGTTCTCCTTGGGGTGGTGATGCTGGGCTGTGGCGTTCGCGCCGTGGCCCAGCAGGCCAGCTTCAACGGCTTGTTCTACGCTGCCGAGTTTGGCAAGTGGACAATGCCAGCGGGCCAGGGAGGCGCGTTCTCGTGGTCGGGCTCCGGAGTGTGTTCGGTCTCGGCAGGCGGGCTGCAGATCAAGCCGTTTGTGGTGGGCACTCCGGTCAAGATCATGGATGCCAACCCGGCCTACAACGAGGTTGTCACGCCTTCGCAGGTGAACTACAGCGGGATAGGGTGTTCGGTGACGTTCACCCCGGCCCCGCAGTACACGCACCACTCCTACAACATCGTTTCGGCCACGGCAGGACTGCAGGAGGCCATCAACTACGCCCAGCAGTACTCGGCGAACGGCAACTATCCGCAGTCGGTCATTGTGCTTACCCCGGCATGGACCGCGCTGGGCGGAACGACGGCGATGATCACCTCGGCGTCTGGCTCGACGAACGTCTCGATTCAGGATCAGCGCAGTGGACAGTTGGCTGCGTTCCTCTGGAGCGTGAATGCGTATGCCGTGGCACCGCTCAGCCATGTTGGCGGGTTCAGCGACAATGGAGCGCTGTCAGCATGGCCAGCTACGGCTCACATCCCGGTCAACCAGTTCTCAGCGATACGCTCGATCTCAATCACGACACAGAGCCCGTGGAGTGGATGCAGCACGCCCGCAATGGTCAACCTGGTTGACAACACCGGGGCCTCGGTAATCGCAGGCGTCACGGCATCGACCTACAGCAAGGGCACGATCAGCGTCGATAAAGTGATTGTCGGCAGCAACATTTCATGGATCGCAGTGCAATTTACTTCCGCGAGCGGGTGTGCTGCATTTGCCACTGGCATTCAGGCCACCGTGAATTTGGACAGCATTGTGGTCACGGTGACGCCAACCAGCGCCACGGTGCCGAATGGAACGACTGCGACTTTCGACCAGAACACCTTCTACGGTTCAGACGCTAGCTTGACCAATATTTCGTACACGCTTTCTGGGACCGGCGTGACCTGGAGCGTGGATGGCGTGGCAGGCGGCAATTCGACGGTAGGCACAATTACCAACATCACCGATGCGAACACCGGGCAGCCAGCCGGGCTCTACACCGCTCCGACGACAACCGGCACCCACACGATCACCGCCACCAGCAACGGCGGAAGTGGTGCCTACGCCAACGCAACTGTCACCGTCATCTGAGGCAACCATGATGCAGAGGGCGTTACTTGCGGTGTTGTTATTGCTGACTACGGCGCAGACACAGAATCCGCCTGCGGTATTCAAGAGTTTGCGGACACCGTTTCTGGCTCCTTTCACCACGGCGACGACGGGCGGCACTCTCGCGGCTGAGACGAAGTACTACTACCGCGTGACCGCTATCGACGGAGCCGGAACCGTACTGCTTTCCCCGGAAGCTGTGCAGGTCACGGGAAGCACGACAAACACCAACACCATCACGCTGAATTGGACAGCCGTGGAGGGCGCGAAGCAGTACCAGGTGTACGGCAGGAAACAGGGCGCGGAGCAATTGATTGGCACGGTTCCGTCCGACACGTTCAGCTATACCGACACCGGCGCTGTGATCCCATTGGGAGCAGTTCCAACCCCTAACAGCAATGACCATGTGAGTCCGAGGCGAGGTTACCGCACCACATGAGCCTTCAAAAAGACTCCGATCAGGAAGCAATCGTTCGGGCTTTGAACCGACGCGCGGTGAGCCGGGCGTTGAGTAAGTATGTCTGCATTCGCCTGCGCAGCGAGAAGGGCGCGCTCTCCGAACGCAGTCTGGTCTGGATGATCGACGCCGACCGGGCGCTCTCGACGCTGGAACCACAGGAAAGAGATGTGTTGCTGGCGCGTGAGTACGGATTCTCGATTCCGGAGATTGCTCTGGCGCTGCACATGAATCAGCAGCGAGCCGAACGGCACGTAGCGCGGGCCACACGGAAGATGACTCAGGCATTCGTTGCGCGTGGATGTATCCGAGACCTGCAAGTGAACTACACCGACTAAGGACTTGAGGTAAGGAGAATTTATGGAAAAGCGAAGAATCATCGATCTTCAAGGTTCGGGCGGCGCGTTCACGCCGGTCTATGCGACCAAGCCGATTCGCCGTCTGCGGGTGGTTGAGAGCCTGCTTACCTCGCTCGGTGCAGCCAATGTGCCGCAGGGATTGAACTACCAGGTGCGCAACGACGGCACACCCAACGGATTCACGCAGCTTATGGCGACTTCCAGCCCGAGCGGTGCGGGTGACGACCTACTCGAAACCATTCAACTTGGTTCAGACTTTTCGGCGCATCAAGGCCAGGGCGAGTGGATTGGATCAGGCCCGACGGACATCATCGGCGCGGGAATGCAGGCAGGGACGCAGATGATCAACCTGCGCTCGGCAACCGCGACCCCAACCTCGGTGACGGTCATTGAATATGATTAGGCTCCCGTGGGTAAGCCGTGGCCGCTATGACGACATGGCGGCTCGCGTCGAAGCATTGACCGAAGAGCGCAACGTCCTGCTTGATCGTCTGCTCGCTTCGCATGGTGCGCGTCCGCTGCACGCTCCAGCGAGAATCGGCGCGATCACCGCCATTGTGGACGAAGAAGCAGGAACGGCCGAGGTCAACACCAGCCGTCTGCGGCCTTCCGATATTTCCTCGATGGCGACCAAGGCCAAAACTCAAGCCTACCAATCGACGCGCGCAGGCAGCACACCGCCACCGCTACCGACTCCTGCACAAACGGCTGTGAAGGCCGCCGAAATGGGAACTGCCCATGTCTAGTCCGACCACGATCCCCGATCAGCTACCGATGAATGACGAGCCGGTTCTCGATAACTCGCTCGACAACCCGCAGGCTGTAACGTCCGAGCAGCAGGCCGCCGATCAGGGGTTCAGTGACGATGAGAAGGCGCAGATTGTTGGCCTGATCCAGACCTACCGTAAGCAGTGGGCACAGGACCGGATGCTGCGCTTCCCAAGCTGGCTGAAGAACATTCAGATGTACAAGGGGATTCAGGTTCTCGGCTGGGACCCCGGCTCCAACACCTACTTCGACGCCTTGGGGTGGTATCGCCAGCAGGGCAACAACGACGGAGCTGACGACACCTACCTTGAGAAGTACATCAACAACATCACGCAGATGTTCGGTACCGGCTTTGTGGCCGCGCTATCGCGTGGTGTGCCGCCGACGCTGGTGCGTCCGGAGAATGCCGAGGATCTGAAAGACACAACGACGGCCAAGGCTTCGCAGGAGGCTATCGGCATCATCGAGCGGCTCAACCGGATTCGTTCGCTGGTGCGGCGCGAAGACCTGCTGCTGTATCTCTATGGCGTCTACTTCAAGCACACCCGCTTTGTGATCGACGGCAACTGGGCCGGATACCACGAAGTGCCGACGATGGTAGAGCAGGAAGTTCAGATCCCAGACCGCTTTCACTGCTCGGCCTGCGGAGCCAATAGCCCCACGACGGCGGTTGACCTTGACGACCCCAAGTGCGTCTGCGGTGCGTCATTTGGCGCGGCTGACTACTACGAAGGCGGGTCGGAGATGCAGATGGTTCCGGCCATCGAGAAGAAGCCCAAGGGCATGGTCAAGTGGTCGGTCTATGGGCCGATGCAGATCGATGCCGACCCCAAGGCGCAGGAGATCGGCGACACCCCGATTCTGGTCAAAGAGGTTGAGGTAGACGTGGGCGCGCTACGCATGACGTTCCCTCTGGAGGCGGAAAAGATCACCGAAGGAGCTGAGAGCGCGACCAACCAGAACGCCTCGTATGAGCGGTTGGTGCGCACGATGGTTCATTCCAAGGTGGGCAACACGACCTCGGACATTTCCGCGCAGAACCCGACCTATGTTGAGGCGTGGGTGCAGCCCCAGGCGTACTACCGGCTGGCTTGCGATGCGAAGGACCCGAATTCTCTGCTGGCCAAGCTGCTGAAGCAGTTTCCCCAGGGCTTCAAGGTTGGAATGTGCGGCCCAACCGTGCTGCAGATCAAGGCGGCGCAGTTGACGAAGGAATGGACCTGCTGCCTGCTGCACGAAGAGTGCGGGCTCTATCCACCGAGCGTTGCAGACAACGTGGTGCCGTTCAACGAGCGCTTCAACGATGAGTCCAACATCATCGACGACTACATGGAGCGCTGCTCGACGGGCGTCACGCTGGCTGATGGCAGACGGCTCGACCTGCGGAAGCTGAACGGCAAGCGGCAACTGCCGGGTGTGTGGAACGATGTGCCCACGAAATCTGAGGCGGGCGATATGCCGCTGGCCAACGCGCTTTATCAGTTTCAGTACGCGATGGAGCCGCGAGCCTTCGACTACCTCCAGATGCTGCTGTCATTCGCACAAAGTATTTGCGGAATCACCCCGGAGGTGTTTGGCACCGGAACCCATCAGGGCGTGGAAACTGCTAAGGGGCAGGCGCAGATGCTCGACCAGGCCAACGCCAAGCTGGGCATTTACTGGGAGAACTTAAAGGAAGAGCACGCTTGCGCCTCGCAGAATGCAATTGAATGCCTGCAGCAGAACATGGCGCTGGCGGGCGATATGTGGTCTGTCATCGAGGAGAACGGCTCGGAATTCCGCAACAACTACGTGCGCATGGAAGAGATGCAGGGCCGGGTCCGAGTCTATCCGGACATCGACCAGGGCTTGCCGCAGTCTCCAGAGCAGATTCGCGAGTGGTGGCAGAACGTCATCGACAAGATGGGCGAGAACCAACTGTATGGCGAGTTCATGCAGGTGCCGGTCAATCAGGAGATGGCAATCACCGTCCTTGGCGTGCAAGGCGTGGTGATGCCGGGTGGGGCGCAGCGCTCGAAGACCTTGCAGGACATCAGCCGGCTGCTGAAGGAACCGGGCGTGCCGATCATGGGCGTTGAGCCGAACACCGGGCAGCCGGGCGTAGTCAGCATCGATCCTCCAGTGAAGCCGAGCAAGCGCTTCACCAACTACGTGGTTGCCAAATCCACGATGGAATTGTTCTGCCAGGAGAATTGCGACCTTGAGACCGACAACCCGCAAGGCTGGACGAACCTTGGACTCTATTACGACCTGCTGGAGCAGTACGAGATGGAACGGGCCGCCACGAGTGCGCAGCGAAAGGCAAAAGTCACGCAGGCTGGCAATCCGGCTCCGCCTCCTGACTCAAAGATGCAGCAGGCGCAGCAATCGCTTATGCAGGACGCGGCGGCAGCAGCACAGGCGCTGACCAACATCGCGACGGCACCGCCGTTGCCCAAGGGCGTAGGAACGGCCAACGTGTCGGCCGGAAAAGAACTGATCGACGCTGCGGTGAAAGCCAGCGGCGGGAAATAACAAGGAGACGCACAATGCACGACTTCGGATCGGTAGTGACCTATGTTCGCAACGGCGTAGAAATGAACGCGCTGGTGCTGAACTCGCGGGTGATGGGCGAAGAGGAACATCTTTCAGTCGCCTACCCAAACATGGAAGTCAAAGGCCAGATGTTGACCAGCGCCATGGTGGCAAAAGCCATGCAGACGGCGTTTGACGTGAAGCCTCTGGCCGACGGTGGTATCAACGGCTGGAAACCGGCTCCGAGCTACGAAGACGCTGCCGAAAAGGGTTATCACCAGGGTTTTTACGAGGGACTTAATCACGCTGAAGTTGCAGCGAAGGCGCAAGGGAAACCTGGTGACAATCAGGAGCACGCCACGTCGGCGCTACCCACATCCTCTGACCTCGACGCGGTTGCCGAAGAGCAGAAGGCGTCCGAGGCTACCGCTGTCTATGAACCCCCTGCGGGAGCGCCGTCGCCTGCTGGCGCTGGAGAAGTAACCACGCCGGCAAGTAGCGCCAAGGAATCGGCGGCAATGAAAGCCTATCGCGAAGCTCGGCAGAAGGACGCGGAGCCTGACGTAGCGACCCAGTTGGATGCTGCTGGACCTGCACCCGAACCGGAAGCGCCGCAAGCGTAGATCGAACCACCACGCACGAGAGCAGGGCTGCCCTAACCGGCAGCCCTTTTGATTGGAGCAAAGACGATCATGGCAACCACGCCCGTAGCACCTAGCGCACCGGCCGCCGCAGCGCCGAGTGCTGCGCCCACACCCGCACCGGTTAGCACCCCGGTATCGACGCCCGTTGCAACTCCTTCGGCCCCAGTTGCGACCCCGGCGTCTCCTGTAGCAACTCCCGCGAGCCCGGCTGCGCCTTCGACAGCCAGCCTGCCGCCAAACCCCAAAGACTTTCGCGGCGACCAGATCGCCGAGTTCCGCCAGGCGCGTGCCAAGTATTCGGCTGAACATCCCGAGTGGAATGGAGAAACCCCGGTAGAAGCGACTGACGCGCCAAAGACTGCCGCCGAAGCCGAAGCCGCAGTGAAGAAAGACGCGCAGCCCGAGGCGGGGAAGACTGAAGAGGCCGCCAAGGCTGAGACCCAGCCCGAGCTGAAGGCCGAGCCCGGCACGGACCCCTTGGCCGAGGAGCCAAGTCTCACTCCGCAAGCCCTGACCGAACTTCTGGGCGCGAATCAGGCGTTGAACGATGCGCTGGCCGCCGATCCCAAGGCCAAGGGTGCGCTCTATAAGATGGCACGCGAGAACGCCGAATTGAAGCCGTTTGCCGATGTCTTCCCGGATATAGAGTCGGCGAAGTTCGCGGCGACCACGGCCAACGAGTTTGTCAGCCTGCGCGCAAAGTTCGAGACCGCGACGAACCCCGAGCAGATGGCGACGGCCTTTGAATCGTTCGTCGATCAATTCAAGATCGTGGACGAAAAAGGCCAGCCGGTTCTGAACGCCGACGGCACACCGAAGCTCGGTGACGACTACTACGCCTTCATGGATCACACCATCGGGCGCTACATCGACGGCTCGATTGCGGACATCGAGAAGCGGATCGCCGGGAATCAGTACCCCAACGAGGAAGCCAAGGAAGCCGACGAAAACAAGCTACTGGCCTACAAGTTCATCAAGGACGAAAGCGCCAACACCGCCGAGCCCGCTGGGTTGGACCTGAGTGGGTTGTCACCCGAAGCCCGTGAAGCATTCCAGAAGCGCGAAGCCGACCTGAAGGCACGCGAAGACGCTCTGAATGGTAAACAGCAGGGGCAGAGCAAGCAGGATCAGGAGAAGGCCCGCACGGAGCATCACCAGCAATATCTCAGGCAGACCGGCCAGCGCATCAAGGGCGTATTCGATGCGACGACTAAGGAACTGCGTGAGGCTGGCGTTCTGATCCCCTCGTTCCTGCTCGATTCTCCGGACGGCAAGACGGCTCCGCAATTTGTTTCCCGCGTGATCGACCAGTTCAAGGCCACCACGCGAGCCGATGCGAAGATCCTGCGCGATCGCATCAACCTCGAAAAACTTCCGCCGACTCCGGAGAACCTGGCACGCCGGGTGGAGTACGAAGACAAGCTCTACCAGCGGATGTTGCCGAAGCTGATCAAGTCCGAGCTGCGCAACGTCAGCGCCAAGCTCAAAGCCGACATCGAGAGCCAGACGAAGAAGCCGGGCGGCAACGTGTCGGTGGAACCCAAGGCCAGCGGTGCGGCACCCACTCCGCAGGCATGGACGCAGGAAAGTTCGATGGAGCAGGCCAAGAAGAATGTGGCCGAGCAAACTAAAGGAAAGTTTGTGGACCCCGGCGAGCGCAACGCCATGGTCCTGGCAGAAGCACGGAGATTACGGAACCAGCGCACCGTCTAAGCGAGTCTCGCGCCCCAGCCGTGGTAATCGCCTTCCCGGCAGGCGTCAGGATCAGGCGTGAGACCAACGTACAGACAGTGTTCGGATTCCACCCCAGGCCGCCCGCTCGTGCTGGTAACAGCCCCTGCGGGTGAGACAAATGGAGGCTTTTAGCTGGCTGCTCTGGCAGCCGGAGGATTTTACTTATGGCCGTAAATTACGGGACGGCAGTACAGAACGAAGTGTTGATGCTGGAAACGATCAACCGGGACATCGACCTGTTGGAGAACGTCGAAACCGGCCTCGATAAGCGTTTCAGCGACATGGGCAAGGAAACCGAGGCTTCGCTTCGCAGCTTCCGCGTGCCTTTGCAGACGGAGATGGGCGGCGCGTTCGGCGCATTCAACTCGGACGGCGGAGCTTACCCGGTCGGCCTTGGACCGAGCTACGACCAGGGGCAGATGACGCCGGTTGAGATCATCGTGGCTACCACCTTCACCGAACTGGCCCGCCGTATCGGCGAATCCGGCCAGAACGTGAGTGTGGTCAACCCGGTGGATCGCGCCATCGGCGACATGCAGAAGAAGATGGCGAAGAAGCGCAACATGCTTCTCCAGACCTCGAACACTGGGCAGATTGCGACCGTGGCGGCGACGTATGCCGGCGGCGGCGCGAACCCGGTGCAGTTGGCGACCACCTCCTTTGGCGGACGCCTGATCGACCCGCACGACACCATTCAGGTGATGGATGCAAACTACAACCTGCGCGGTACGGCGTTTGTGCAGGACAAGATCAGCGCCTCGGTGGGCGGCATCGACACCCTGACGCTGGATCAGGTCCCGGCCAATACGCAGGCGGGCGACAACATCATGGTGCAGAACGTGGCAGCCGGAACGCCGCTGTTCTTCCAGGGTCTGCAGTACATCATCAACCCGTCGTCTGCGGGAGAATACCTGGGCATGAACCGGGCACTGAGCTACACCCAGTCTCCGGCATTCAACGCCAACGGTTCTCCGCTGACTCTGGGTGCGGTGCAGGCTTTCCTCGTCCGTATGCAGCAGGCGCGCGGCGTGGAAACCTTCATGTCCGAGGCCACGAAGAACTTCTGGTACGGTCACCCGGCTCAGTGGTTCCAGTGGGAAGCCAACGGCTTTGCAATCCAGATGAACGTGCTGTCGGACGGCAAGGCATCGAGCTTCGACGGCGTACCTTCCCCGAAGGCTCGCAAGGAAATTGCTGGTTTCGAGTTCGTGCCTGACTCCGTGGCCGCAATCGACAAGCTGTACTTCATTGACCAGGCCGTGCTGGTGCGTTGCCGCTTCCACAAGGGACCGCAGATGCTTCCCGGCCCGCTCAATGGCCTGTACTGGCCGCGCGTGTCCGGTAGCACGCACCTGACCCAGAACGATGTCTACTTCTACGATGCGGTGAACTACGCTTCGCGGAATCCGTGGGCATCGGGCGTGATTTACGCTCTGGCTGTTCCCGGCGCTCTGAGCAACTAAGCGCTGGCACGATAACCGAGGGGGGCTGGCTTCGGCTGGCCCTCTTCGTTTTGGAGTCTCCATGCTGACAGACCCGAACCTTTTCACTCCCGCCTCGACGCGCGAGGAACTGACGCGCTACGGCGGCAAGAACAAATACGGTCAACCACTTTGGAGGCTGATCGTCGCAGAGAAACACACCGTCATTCGCGGCGGCACCTGGCGCGACATCGACGCCAACGACAACCCATTTCTGTTCGACGCGCGGGGCGGCCGTATCGCTTTGCCTCCGACCGTGAAACGCACCCGAACCGGGATCATGGAAGTACCGCTCTATCCGGTCACAGGTTGGATTCTGGAACAGTGGTTTCCCGCTTCGAGCTTCGGCGACCGGGAGACCTGGGAAGCCAACAAAGATCCGGAGAGCGGCTATCCGCTGTTGGGTGCCTATCCCAGCGAGGGTGGTTACTGGATGCTCGGCGGACCATGGAAACAGACTCCGCCGATGAAGTTCTTGACCGATCTCATCGGACGCTACGAATACAACATGAACAAGCGCTCCGATGTTTCCCCCGAGATTGCGATGCAGCAGTTCCTCGAAGAGCAAAAGCGTGTGGAGGAACTGGAATTGGACCGCTTCACGGAAGAGCGCGAGTACGCCATGCGCCACATCGTGCAGCCCATGATGAAATCCCTTTCCCTGGAAGCACAGCGCTTCCGTCAAGAAGTTATGAACCGCTGCGGAATCCGCAGCCACGTCGGAGTTGGAGGAGACTCGTAATGTCTACAGCAACCGCACTGCCTATGGGACCCATCGCGAAGTCCGCTGGACTCGGATTACAGCGGCTCCAGATGAAGCACCGCTCAACCCTGCGCCAGCTCAAGGCAGAAAACCGCCTGCAGCCTGCAACCATCGTCAACTACAACCCTTTTCCGCTCAAAGTGGAAGCCGGAGCGCTGATCACCTTCACCGTTCCCGGACGCAAAGAGGGCGAGGAATTCGCCTACATCACCATCACCGAGCCAAAGTTTGCTTTTCCCTTCAAGGGCGTGATTTCAGCGGCCAACGGCACCGAGAACGTCAATGACTACGACGTGCTGCCCGTGCTTCCGATCCAGCAGGCCATGGAGTTCTTCAAGGTCTACATGGAATCGACGCAGGACATGTCGGGCGGCGTCATGGGCGGCGTGCTGATCTTCGAAGGCACGATTGCCGAACTGGGCAAGAAGAACGCCGAGGTGCGTGTTCCGTTCCTCGAAATCCTCGAAGATGGCAGCGCCTTCGTCAGCACGAAGACTCGCAAGCTGGATGAGTTGAGGAACGAGGCGCTGACCGCGCAGCGTGCGCACTGCATGGCGAAGATTCAGCAGGCCAACGACTTCTTCACCGACCCGGCCAAGCAGAAGAACATCGTCAGCGAACACCGGATGTACGCCAAGCTGGCGCTCACTGAGAACTGGATTACCGCGCTTCCGGCCTGGGTGCAGTCGCAGGTTAATCCCGACGACCTTTGCCCGAAATGCCATGCCCAGACCCGGCCCACCGACTACATGTGCGGCAACTGCGGAAAAGTGTTCGACCCCATTGTTGCCTATCAGGAAGGTGACATCGAGTACGGCCATGTGTCGTTCCAGAAGCTCACCGCCGAGGAGTGGAAGACGGTCAAGAAGATCAAGGCCGAACGCGACAAGGCGCGCGGCGGGGAGTAAGCGATGAAAACCCTGAAAGATATTTACACGCGCATGGGCGCGCTGCTGTCGGACCCTGACCTTGACTGGCTCACTCCGGGCTATGCCGTGCCGCTCATCAACCAGGTGTACGAGCAGCAGATTCAGTATCTTTCAGGGACGTGCAGCCCCTTTGCCACGTGCAATGTGCCAGTTCCGAATATCGGCGTCGGCGTAACCGACCTGACTCCGTTCCAACTCCCCGGGAAACCGCTCGACCATCTATGGAACCCGCTGCGGTTGTTGTGGAAGGCGGCCGGGGCTCCGGAGTCAAGCTATGCGCCGATGCGCGAATACGAGGAACTGCCTTGGGTCACCATCGGCGCGGCAGGCTCGGCACCGATGCGCGATGCAGCGGGCTATGAATGGCGTGGCAGCACCATCTACATCACGCCATTCAGCTTTCCAATCGACCTTGGAGTGCGGGCCGAGTTTCTTCCACCGCCGCTGCTGAAGATGGAAGATGTGGTGCAGGTTCATCCCAACATGGGGCACTCGTTGATTTTCGGCTCTGCGGCGCTGGCCGCCGTCGAGCGCGGCAATCCGCAATGGGTACAGAGCTATGGCGGACTGGCGACGACATCCCTCGATGAGATCGCCTCCCAACTAATCCGGCAGCAGGGCGGAGTCACCTACCGTGCGGGCCGCGCCAATTCACGTCACGGTTCCCGATAACCGAATTCCCTCACAACAAGGAGAAACCCCATGTCCGTAGCATTGAAAGCTTTGCGGCAAGTCAACAACGTCAACAGCTTCGAGACTCATCTTGCGGCCACGATGTCAGGCAACTACACGCCCGGCGGCGATGCGTGCAGTCTTGCAGCGTCGGGTATTACCGACCCCAACCTGATTACTCCCAGCCTACCCGGCCAGAATCCTCCCGTGCCTCCGACGGTGGACGAAGAAGCGCTCGGCGGAAACTATGCGGAACTGATTCCGGCCAACACGCTCTCCGGCTACAAGCTGAAGTTCTACCAACCCGGCGGGTCAGAACTCGGGGCGGGTGCGTATCCGGCGGCGATCACGGGTGGCACGCTGACAATTAAGATGATTCACCCCAAAGGTCTGTAATCTGCCGGAATAAGTGGAAACGTCAACCACTGCCTTACATCATGGCATTTCGCTTCCAAGCCTCGCCTCACCGGGCGGGGCTTTTTCATTGAGGACTCATGGCTAACTTCTCTGGCAGCACTCCGGTCGAGATCAACCGCTTTTGCGGGCTTGTCGATCAGGACGACGCAACCAACCTGCCGCTTGGCGTAGCTGCGCTCGCGCGAAACGTGAAGTATGCCTTGACCTCGGTGAAGGTGCCCCGATACGGCATTAAGCAAGCAATTCAGGGCATTGCCGATGCACCCATTACTGGATTGCTGGGCGCGATCTACACCCCAGAGGCTGCGGGAGAGGTATTCTCGCAGATCCCGCTTTTCTTCGACCTCGCCGGGAACCTGCAACTGGAATCTCCGGTTGGCACTGGTAAAGCAGTGGCCATCACCGGAACGCTGGTGACACTTCCCGCCAATTCACACATGATCGGAGCGCAGGGCTTCAACTGCGCGTTCCTCGCCTTCTCCGATTTGCAGACTCCGACCGCGCCGATGGCGACCTACAACCTGAAAACCGGAGTACTCAACCCTTATGGGCTGAAGCCGGTGGGAGCGGGCTGGCTGGCAAAGCATACCTATGTGGCCGGAGAAGTTTGCACGCCGTCTTACGTTCAGGACGGCACGACCTATCCGATGCAGACCGGGCACACCTACCAGTGCATTCAGGGAGGAACGAGCGGGGCTGTCCAGCCGCAGTGGCCGACGCAGATTAGCGAGACCTTGCCTGGTCCGGCGGCCTCGATCATTAACACCGTTCTCGATGATGCAATCACGGTGCTGGCAAACTGGGCGAACCCACTGATCAGCGGTGTGCGGATTTATGCGTGCGACGTGGCGACTGGCTCTGCAGCCCCGGCAACTACGCAGTTCAAGTTGGTGGGCAGCATCTACGCCTCGGGCGGAACCTACATCATCTCCGGAGACAGCTACAGCGCCTCATTGAGCACCTACGTCATCTCGGGCGGCGCTCCTCCTCCAACGGCAAGCACGGCAGGCGCGGTAGGCACTCCCGGAGCTGGACCGACCCTGACACGGGTATCGAATGGCGGAGGCTTCAACACCGGCCGCGATGTCTACGTCCTCATAACCTACCTCACGCAATCGGTGTTGCAGACGGTCAGCGATGGACAGGCCCCGAATAACGTCATCTGGAAAGAATGTACGCCGCAGCTAACCTCAATTCTTCCGGGATTGTTGGCTGCGCCCACGGTTGTTCCGGTGAGCACTCGGCTGCCGGGCGGTGGAGCATTTGCAGCAGGCCGTGATGTCTATGTGCTCTCGACCTACACCAACGTCAACGGCGAGACGACAGTTGGACCGTACTCGCTGATGGGAAACACCCTGGCAGGCGATGCGGTGCAGGTAGCAGTTTCCGTGCCGCAAGGCATTGCCGTGACTGGCGTCAATATCTATGAGTGCGATGTCCCAACTGGCGCGCCAGCCCCGGTAAGCACCGCCTACAAGCTGGTCGGAACCTATCAGGACCAGAACATTCTGGCGATCACGACGACGGCCAACGGAGTACCACCGCCGGCGGCGAACACGGCGCAGATTCAAGGCAACATCGCTTCGGGCCAACGCTACATGTGTACGGCGTTCGTGAATGACATTGGCACCGTCAGCGGGATTGTCCGCAACGCCATCGCCAACGTCCAGACAACGGTTCCCAACAACGAAACCCTGCCCGGTGCCGCGTCGGTCATCTCGAATACCTTGCTGGACGATGCGGTTATGGTCTCGGTGAGCTATTCCGGCGCACTCATCACCGGAGCAAATATCTATGAGGCCGATGTGGCGCACGGTGCTGCGGCCCCGCTGCCGTCGGCCTTTGCTTTTGTCGGCACTGTGCAATGCGTGACCGCAGCCGATGGCACGGTGACTCCGGGAAGTGTGGTAATTACGGCAACCAACTCGGGAGCCGCACCGCCAACCGTCAGTACGGCGGGCAGCGTGGCAACTCCTGCGGGCGGCCCGATGGTGAACCGCCTGGCGGGAGCCGGAGCGTTCCCCGCTGGTCGGGACGTGTATGTGTTGATTACCTACCTGACGCAATCGATTCTGTCGGCCAGCAACATCCCTACCGGACCATCGAACACGGTCAAGCGCTACGTGGGCTTCACCGTCGCCAACGGCACGCCGTCCGGGCCGTTCTTTGTCATCGCTCAGAACCAGCTCTCCGACAACATCCTGATGACCTCGACGATTCTGAACGACAACACCACCACGTCGGGAGTCTTCAACTTCACCGATGACTACCTGATCGGCTCGCAAGGGCTGGACATTACCGACCGGTTGCGGGTGATCGAGCCGAATCCATGCGTGGATGCGTATTTTTCCGCAACCACGGAGCGCGTGTTTCAATGCGGCGTCCCCGGATATGAGACCGGGTGTGTGGTTTCACTCAGCTTGGACGGTGAAAGCTACTACGGCGACACCAGCCCATTACCAATTGGAGCAGGCGACGGCCAGCGCACCTGGTGCGTGCGTGAATACAAAGAGACGATCTATGCGCTGCGCGAGCGCTCCGGGTTTGTCATCTCGCCGGGCAGCGGCGACCCGGCGACGTGGGACGTGGTGGAGCGCTGGAAGTCGGTTGGTCCCTGCGGGCCGCGCGCCGTCGATGTCTGCAAGTCGTTCATGATTTTCGCGCACATCTCGGGAATCTACATGTACACCGACACCGAGCCCGAATGCGTCACCAAGGAAATCCCGAAGTTCTGGAACACGATCAACTGGCAGGCGGCGCAGACCATCTGGTGTGCGATCGACGAAGAGGAAAAGGAAGTGCATTTCGGCTTCCCAGTCGGCGGCTCCACGGTGCCCAACGTCGAACTGGTTATCAACTTCGAAGAAGGCTGGCAGAATCCTCTGATGTTCTCCCGCTACTCAGGCAAGGAGATCACCATCGAGGCTTGCCGCAAGTTCTCAGTCAACGACATTCAGGCGTTTGTCGCCGGCCGCATTCAGCGCGCGATTCCTAGCGTGCCAGTTCCTAATGAGGGCGAGGTAGGAACCGATCAGGGTCCGGTGCGGGCGCTGGTTTCGCAGTTCTTGTTCGGATCGAGCGCAGCAGACGGAGGACTCCACGCCATTCAGCCCGGCACCTACAACGACAATGGGGCCGGGATCGACGGGCAATACGAAACGACCTGCGCGGGGAAACTGATGTCGAGCAGCCAGATTCACGGCTTCAACATGAACGCCCGAGGCGAAGGCCCGATGCAGGTTTCTTTCCTGGGTGGACGCCAGATGGCCAACGACTGGGCGGAGTCCGGAAAAAGCAACGAGTTGAAGTGCCGTCCGGTGGACCTGAAGCCCGACATGAATACCGGCATCTCGCGCAACACCGCACCGAAGCTGAATGAACGCTGGAGGCTGCGCATCACCAATGGCGCGCAGCCCGACGTGTGGGCAGACGTGAAGTATGCCTGCATCTTTATCAACCCGATCTTTAGCGGACGCAGTGTGCTGGAGGGCGAATAACAATGGCGATACCAAGCCAGGCACAGGTAGCCTCGGCGGCGCGGGGCAGCAAAGAGGACATGCACAACACCCTGACCTTGCTGCGAAACCAGATGGCGCAGCACATCTCGCAAATTGAGTCCCTGACCACGCAGGTGTCGAACCTTCAGAAACAGGTTGGCGCGAAGAAATGAAAAGCGAGGTTCGGCTGGCGCGGCCCGAGGACTGGGCGGCAATTCAAGAGTGTCATCGCAAGCAGAACAAGCGGGATGGGACCTGTTATCCGCTTCCTCCTCTATTTGCGCGTGAGGGCGGGTTTGCTCCGCTGATTGCGCTGGCGCTGGTTGTTGAGAGGGATGGCGAGATTCTGCATTGCATGTGGTTCGAGAGCACGGCTGTCGAGATGATGTGTGTGGGTTCGGACCCGGAGGGCGCGGCACTCAAGAGCGTGGATTTCATCACCTACCTGCTGCGCGGCAAGGGGCTCAGCGGAATTGACTGCAAGGTGCCGAGACAGGTTGAAAAGCCCATCGCACGGCGGCTGAAGAAGGCTGGATTTCACTCGGAAGATGAGAAGTTTGCGCACTACTTCATGGATTTAGCGGGAGGCGAGAGATGAGCAGAGGGCAGGAAGACGCAGTTGCTGGAACCAGCGCGGCCCAGAACGAGGGCTATTACAACAATGCGCAAACCTCCTACGGCGATGCGCAGACAGACATCGGCAACTACGAGACGCAGCTCGGCCAGTACGCCTCCGATGTGAACAAGTTTGCGGGCGAGAACCCCTACACTGCAGGTGGCGAGTTCGCCAAGGATCAGACGCAGATCCTGACCAACACCTCCGACGCCGGTGCTTCCTCCGAGAAGGCGGCGCTACAGGACCAGGCGTTGCGCACCGGGCAGAACATGGGCGGAGCCAATGCCACAGCGGAAAGCATCAGCGAAGCAAACGAACGCAACCTCTCCGGACAGGAAGCGCAGGCCGACCAGACCCGCACCGCCGATGAGGCTGCTTACAACAATCAGACATTGAGCGCGCAGCAGCAGTTGACCTCAGACACCGCCGTACCAGCACAGATGGAATCGAGCCTCTACAACGGATCGGCGACGGCAGGAAACGCAGCTCTAGGAATCGACGAAAAAGCCTCCGAGACGCCTTCCTTCTGGGAAGGATTGATGGCCAACGCCGAAAAGGGCGCAGGCACGGCGGCGACAATGCTGGTGGCAGGTTAATAGGAGGACTCATGGCAAGTGACTACGATGTTTCCAGTCTGATTGAAGATTCCGTGAGTCCTCTGCGGGCCAACGATATTGACCCGAACGAGGCTATCAAAGACCCGGACAAGGTTGTGCAGATGGTGCAGGACCGGCAGTACGGGCCGCCCGCCGAGAAACTCCCGTCACTGATCAACACAAGCCAAAGCACGGGAAGATACACGCCGTCGGCATCCGAGGTGCCGATGGCCACGGCGGGAACTCAGCCCACGCAGCCCACCGACTGGAGCAGTTTGATGAACGGAGCCAGTTCGCCCGCACCGGCATCGAGCGCGGCAGGCTCCACGGTCTCCAACGGTCAACCAACCGAAGACCCGGACTTGGTGAATGCGCGCAATCTGGCGCAGAAATCGCAGCAGCGTACCGACCAGATTCAGGCAAACTACGATGCCAACGCCAAGCGGATACAGGACCTTGAAGCACAGCGCTCGCAGAAGGCAGTTCCGATTGACCCCAAAGGCACATCGGCCACGACTGGAAAAAGCTATAACCCGTCAGTCGGGCGGCGAATCCTGCGCGGGGTACTGGGTGGCGTCGAAGGGTTTGCCAAGGGCGGATTCAATGGGGCACTGCTTGGAGCCGTAGACCCCAAGGCAGTCACCGGGACGGCGTACGGCGCACCCACGGCGCAGTATGGCCGAGACGTGGCGAAGCAGCAGGGCGAGTTGTCGAGCCTCGACCAGCAGATCAAAACCACCGAGCAGCAGCAGAAAGACCAGTACGAAGCCGGGCGTTCGCTGGGCACCGACACCAACGCCAATGCGCGGGTGTTTGCCGACATCGCCACAGCCAAGAAGAACGCGGCTACGGCGGACCAGCAGAAAACCCTTGCGGACATCCGGCAGCAGCAGGAAGACGAGCGCGAGCGTAATAACCAATCCAGAAACGACACAGCGAACAACCTGAACGACATTCGCAGTCGCATGAATGACATCCGCCTCAGAGGGATTGAGGAGAGGGTCAACAAGGGGCAAGGCGGCGGCAACTCCGATGCACGGCAAGCGCTCATCAGCCAGGGAGATGACCAGGTAGCAGCTTTGGGCCACGACTGGCAGTACGACCCTGGGAGCGACAAGTGGGTGGGCGTAGGTGCGAACAACCAGATGCAGACCATCTCCCCAGAGGAATACACCGACCACAAGCAGAAGATCGTCGATCAGGTGAACCGCCAGTTGACGGCGAAGAAGATGCCTCCAATCCAGGCACGCTTCAACCCTGATGATGCCCGTGACCCGAAGTATCGCAAAGGGACGCAGGCGCAGCCATCGGCACCCACAGCGCAGAACGATCAGCCGAAGCCCAGCGGCAAGCCGAAGTCTGGAACGGTGATTGCCCCAGCGCCCGCAGGTAAGAAAGAGGGCACGACGGGAACCTTGCCGGATGGGACAAAAGTAGTCATCAAGGGTGGAAAGGTTGTGGCTCTGTGAGTTCTCCGGCCATTGTTTGGGATGACGAAAAACAGGCTGCTCCGGTAGCTGCCCCGTCGGCAATCAAGTGGGACGATGAAGCTGCGCCTGCGGCGGCTGCGCCCACTGCAACTGCGCCAGTACAAGACGTTCCTGCAATGCAGCCGGTAGCGTCTCACGCGCCCGCACCAACTCCGCAGAATACGCCGATGGCAGTCTCGCACGCACCGATTCCCGCGAATGCTCCGCCTGTAGGCGAGATCAGCGCCGACAACCCGACGCTTTGGCAGAAGACCAAACGAGCGGTTGGAAACACCATCGGTACGCTGCCTCCATTCCAAGCTCTGGAAGGAGCGCAGAAATCGTTTAGCAATGCCTCGCAGTACGTGCGCGAGCAGGGCCAGAACATGAACCCGGACGAGATGGAACACCCGGACATCGCACGCGCCTATAAGTACGCGGTGGCTCCAGCGGGCGCAGCGGCCGGAAACTTCCTCGCCGGAATGGCCGACCCGAAGATGGCGGCAATGGTTGCGGCCTTTGGAGGAATCCCGACCACCGGCTACGGCGCACTGGTTCACACGGCAATTGGAGCCTACTTCACGGGGAAGATGGGCATTGAAGGAGTGAAGTCGGCGTACCAGACTTACAAGGCTTCGCAAAAAGGAAATGTGCCGGAAGCCGTCGAGCAGGGCATGAACACCGTGTTCAGTCTGGGCATGGCAGCAGAAGGTGTGCGCGGAATGAAGGTAGGAGTTGCCGACCTTCCGGAAGCCAAGGGTGTAGGCGTTCAGAGCCCGCGTGGAACGGTTCGCGGCGCAGTGGTGCAGACTCCGGAAGGCACGACGGTATCCGGCAAACTTGGACCACTCGAAGGCAGCAAAACGTTCAAAGGGAAATCCGCGCCTCCTCCAGCCGAGATTGAAGCCCCGACAATTCAGGGTGAAGAGCCAGCACCAAAGCAGATTCCCGCGCAATCGCAGGCTACGACCATCGACGGCAAGCCGGTTGCGGTGAAGTGGGATGACGACGCGAGCACGGACGAAACTGCGCGGCCCGCTGTGCAGGCATCGAGCGATCCCACGGAGATTCGGCAATCAGCTCAAGAGCAGAAGCCGGTTCTCGCTAAGGAAGCTGCGCAGGTTGTCTCAAACGTTCCCGGCGGCGATGTGGAAGGCGTGCGCGTCAAGGACGCCGAGTCGCAGGCGAACAAGGCCGAGCGCGGCAAGGCTCCCGAGACCAATATCGACAACCTGGGCGCACGAGTCTCGGGTGAGACCCCACAGGATGTTGCGCAGATCCGGCAGAACGTCGAGCAGACGCTTCCGGTGGTCGGTCACGACAAGATCACCTCGAACGGATTGGACGCCGATCAGTATGCAGTCACGACGGGAAAGCCGGGAGACGCCAATCAGGTTTCCGAGTTGCAGGTGACGACCAAGGCGCAGGCCGAGACGATGAAGGAGACCGACCCGCTTTACGATCAGCAGAAGAAAGCACTGGCGGCAGGCGACCAGGCGAAGGCCGATGAGATCGGCAAGCAGATCACGGCAATTCATCAGCAGGCGCAGCCTACAAATACCGGCGCACCAAGTTCCTCAAGTACAGGCCAGCCGCCCATAGCGCCACAAACAGGAGGAGCTTCACGGGAAGAGAATATCGCCACGGGGACGCCGCAACCGAGTCTACAGACTGGAAACGTACAGGCCGCTGTTCCAAAAGAGAGCGAATCCCGGAATGAGATTGCACAAGTGGCCGGCGGCGACCGAAGCGCCGCTGCTGCGGTTGAGGCAGCACCTCCCGCTGGTGTGCCCCAGTCTGTCGAGAAGCAGGCTGGGAGCGCATCGACTCCGGAAAGCGCATGGCCGCCCAGTTACCGCGCGGGCGGGGAACGGCGCAGCGGCTCGTCTCCCGTGCAACAGGACTTACGGAAGGGCGAACGGCGAGGCAATGAAGTCTTTGAAAAGATGGTCTCGCAGATGACTCCAGAAGAGCGGGCGCATGTGTTGCTCACCGACGACAAAACCGGGATTGGAAATGAGCGCGCCTTTAACGAGGCTCAGAGCAAGAGTCCATCGCCGTTTGTAGCGATGAGCGACGTAGACGGGCTGGGGGCGATCAACGACCGATTTGGGCACGACGCCGGGGATGCTATTCTTCGAGCTAAAGCTGAGGCGCTACAGGCGTCTGGAGTTGAAGCCTATCATCTTCACGGTGATGAGTTTGGGCATCGCGGAAACGATGAAAAGGAACTGCGCGGGAAGCTGGAAGCTGCCCGAAATGACTTGCAAAACCGCGAGTTTCGAGTTATAGACATCAGGAGTGGCGAAGAGTTCACCGTCACGGGGAGCGATTTTAGCTATGGCATTGGAAACGACAAACCCGCAGCCGACCGAGCCCTCTACCAGCACAAAGACGAACGGCTCCGACGGGGAGAGCGCTCAGGCGAGAAGGGGAAGCTGGGCGGACGCTATCAAGTGGCACGAACAGATGGGGAGCGGCCCAGTGAGAGTGGAACTCCTTCCAAGAAAGACGGCGGCAACGAAGGCGGAGGGTCAGCCCCGCCAGTAGCAACACCTCCATCGACCCCACCGAAAACGCCGCCTGCGGGCGGCGAAGTTGTTTCTGGGAATACTCCTCTAGCCAAAGGCGACACAGCCACACTTGACGGCAAAACCGTGCAAGTGGAATTCCCCGGCGCGCCTGCGGTAAATGGCGGCAAAGCAGCACCGGCGCGCGTGATTCTCCCCGGAGGCAAGAAGCTGCTGGTGGACCCGGCGAAGCTGACCAAGGCCTCAGTCACGCACGTTGACACCGAGCCCATCGGCAAACCGATCCCGGAACGCGTGGCGCAGATCAAGGAGCAGTTGGCCAAGGGCGTGGATGTGCGCATCTTCACTGCCCGTGTTGCCAACGATCCGCAAGGCGAAGCGCGAGCCGAGATTGAGCAGTGGTCGGAAAAGCAGTTCGGCCGCAAGCTGCCCATCACCAACGCCAAGGACGACAACCTTGCGTTCTTGCTCGACGACAAAGCCAACATCGCACCCAATGCCAATGAGCCGTTCCAAATTCCTCCAATTCCCAAGGGCAAGTGGCTGGGCGTAGACCTGGACCGCACGCTGGCCGTGGAGAAACCGCAGAAGAGCGAACCGGCAGGAGCCGTGGCCCAAAGCGCAAAAAGCGATGCGGAGCCGCGCTACAAGTTCGGCAACACGCAGGCGGTCATCCCTGAAGGCAGCGATGCAGCCAAGGCCCTAGAGTCAGCGCGTGCGCGTATCTCGGACGGCGACCTCGAAGGCGACGGCAAGGACGTAGGCGGCAACCACGTAACGGTGCGCTACGGCATTCAGGGAGAGAACACCGAGAGCATCCAGAAGTTTCTCTCGCAGCAATCGCCGTTTGAAGCCTCGCTCGGAAAAACGGAGAGCTTTGCGCCGAGCGAGCACTCGGACGGTGCCGCGCCGATCATCGCGCCCATCGAAGCCCCTGAACTACATCGCATCGAGCGAGAACTCGACAAGCACGGCGATTTCAAAGAGCGCAGCTTCCCCGAGTACAAGCCTCATGCCACCGTGGCGTATGTGAAGCCAGACAGGGCCGCACGTTACACCGGGATGACGGTCACAGAGGGCAAGCAGTTCACCGTCGATTCCATCGCGATCACCGACCGCAACGGGAACGAGACGCCCGTCAAACTGGAAGGCAAGGCAACTCCAGCAGTGCCGAAGACGTGGAAGGATGTCGCTCGGAGGGCAGATAAGCCTGCCGCCGAAGAACCCAAAGGCACGTGGAAGAAGGCTGCGATTGTCCCCACTCGCGCCGGCGTGCAAGCGCACCCGATTGCAGACAAGTCCGCCAGCGAAGCCAAGCCAACCGGGCTGCGAGTGCAGGGCTACAACGCCCATGCGTCGTCCTGGGAACCGATGAAGTACATGGTGAAGGACGCGCAGGGCAACACCCTGAAAGATGAATTCGCCACGCGGGAAGAGGCGCAGAAGTGGGCCGATTCGCATCCAACCCTTGACAACGGGAATACAATAAAGGCGGAAAACGGAAATGAGCGATCTGAAAACCAACCCGCGCGAACCTCTGGAGACGCTGAAAACCTATCCGGCGTTTCAAAACCTGCGCGCAATGGCGGAGACGCACCAGCTCCAGTACCGGCCGAAGGAAAGCCGGAGAATGAAGTTGCAGGGAACCTTCCATCCAACGCTGGACGAGCGGACGCAGCAAGCCTGGAACGTGATGAGCGACGCCCGGAGGGCGGGAGCAAACCAGAACGAAGCGCAGGAAACGGCGATGCCGCACATTCTGGTGAAGGGCGAGAAGGAAGAAGCGCAGGAAGAGAAGGAACGGCAGGAGTTGATAGCCGCGAACGAGTATCAGAACCCAGCCAGGGACGAGATGGGGCGGACGGACGACTAGTAAAGTCTCCGACTCCTGAACCCCCCGAGAAGGCGCAGAAGACCACCGCAGAACTCCGCAATCAACACAACTTCAGAATCTCCGACGAGTATGCCTCGCGCATCGGCTCGGGCGGTGAGATCACTAAAATTAAAGGCAACCTCGACGCGCTCGAACTTCTGAAAAAAATTCAGACCGAGGGCCGCGAACTGGCCACCCCCGAAGAGCAGGAGACGCTCGCCAAGTACGTTGATTTCGGCGGCCTCGTGGGGATGCTGGAGAACCCCTACAGCAAGGAATACAAGGCCCACTACGAACGCTTCGAGTCGATCCTGACACCCGAGGAGCGTCAAGAGATCAACGAGACGCTGCCCAATACCCATTACACCAGTTTGCAGATGGTGGATTTCATGTGGAAGGCGATGCAGCGTTTGGGCTTCAAGGGCGGACGCATCACCGAGCCCGGCATGGGCATCGGCAACTTCTACGGGCGCATCCCGGAAAAGATTGCCAAGCAGTCTCAGCTCTATGGAGTGGAACGCAACCCGCTGACCGGCGCGATGGCAAAGTTGCTGTACCCAGACGCCAAGATCATGGTCAAGCCGTATCAGCAGGTCATGGTTCCGGACAACTCGATGGACGTGTTCATCGGCAACGTGCCGTTTCAGGACTTCGCCGTCACCGATGACTCCGCGTATGCCAAGCTGAAGCTGAATCTGCACAACTACTTCATCGTGAAATCGCTCGACAAGTTGAAGCCGGGCGGCATCGCGGCGCTGATCACCTCGCGCTACACGATGGACAACTCGAAAGGACTGGGCTACCGGGCACGCGAGGAGATGGCAAAACGCGCTGACCTGATCGCGGCCATTCGTCTGCCGGACAAAGCATTCAAGGGCAACGCGGGAACGGAAGTTGTAGCTGACCTACTGATTTTCCAGAAGCGCGCGGCGGCAGATGTGCCGGAGACGATGCCCGACTGGACGACGCTCGCGCCAATCACCGCACCTGGACAGAAGCCGGTGATGAAAAGCTACAACGGGCACGAGTACATCGAGAACGAGTCGAAGACCAAGCCGAAGGACTTCAACATCAGCAAATACTTCGTGGATCATCCGGACCATGTGCTCGGCGCGCACTCACAGGCGGGTACGATGTACGGTCCCGGACAATACACAGTGAAAGCACCCGACGACTTCACGGCTGCGCTGAATGGCGCGCTGGAGTTGCTACCCAAGAACATCTTTGGCAAGGTGAAAGGCCCAGACATCGAGGCCACGCCCGAGACCCTGCAACCGGGAGAGATCGACTTCGCCCCCGATGACGTAAAGCCGGGCGCATTCTTCAAAGACGCCAAGGGCAATATCAAAATCAAGGAAGCCGGAGTCGGCAAGGATCTGCCGTTAGAACTGAAGACCCCGGACAAGATGGCTCATATCTCGTCGGCCATCGATCTGCGCGACCAGTTGAACCGGACCATTCAGGTGGAGTTGTCGAGTTCCGATGACGCACCGATGCTCGAAGAGCAGAAGCGGCTGAACGATCTCTACGACACCTACCGGAAGAAGTACGGCTCGACCAACGCTCCGGCGCTGCACAAGGTATTTGGCGACGATCCCGAGTATCCGAAGCTGCGTGCGTTAGAGGACGTGGACCCGGAGAGTAAGACGGCCACGAAGTCAGACATCTTCCGCAAGCGCGTGCTGGCTCCGTATGAGCCTCTGCGCGATCTGCCCGACGATCCCAAGTCGGCCATGCTCAAGGTGATTGCCGAGCGCGGCGGCCTGGATACGAAGCTGATGGGCGAACTGCTCAAGAAAGACGAGCAGGAAGTGATTGGTAGCCTCGAAGAAAAGGGCCTGATCTATCAGGACCCCAAGAGCGGCCATTACCAGACAGCGGACGAGTACCTTTCTGGCAACGTGCGGGAGAAGCTGCGCCAAGCCGAGCAGGCCGTGGACACGGACCCGAAGTACAAGGCGAACGTCGAAGCTCTCCAGAAGGCGCAGCCCAAGCCGCTGACCATTCACGACATTCAGCCGAACCTTGGCGCAACCTGGATTCCGAATTCGATTTACAAGGGATTCATCTCCCACCTGGCCGGTGCGCGCAATCTGAACGGATTGGAGATCAGCAGGAACACCGATGGGCGCTGGCTGGTGCAGCTCAAAGGCGCGTCGTTCGACCTCGATAATAAATGGGCAGGTGGCGGCATTCCCGGACATAAGCTGGTGCAGTCGGCGATGAACCAGCAGCAGCCTACCGTCTGGATCAACTACGACGACGGCACGCGGGAACTCGATCAGCCCGCGACCACGGCGGCACGCGAGAAGCTGGCGGCGATTAAAGAAGAGTTCCGCACCGTACTGCGCCGGGCACCGCAGAAGACCATCGACCAGCTTGAACAGATTTACAACGACACCTTCAACTCACACAAGGTTCGCGAGTTCTCCGGTGAGCATCTGGACTTCCCCGGCATGAGTGAAGAGTGGAAGGGGCTGATTCGCGGGTACCAGAAAGCCTCGGTGTGGCGCGGCGTGCAGGAAGGACGGGCAGGCTTGTTCCACGCTCCAGGACTGGGCAAGACGCTGACCATGGCGGCGATGGGCATGGAAGCCAAACGGCTGAAGCTCTCGCGTAAGAATATGTACGCGGTCCCGAACCACATGATTCCGCAGTGGAGGCAGGACTTCAAACGCTTCTACCCGAACGCCAATGTGCTGGCCGTCAGCGACGAAGATTTCACCCCGCAGAACCGCAATAAACTGATGAGCCGGATTGCAACCGGCGACTGGGACGCGATCATCGTCCCTCACTCGCAGTTCGATCTGTTGCCGATGTCGGCAGAGTGGGAAAAGAAATCGATTGACGCGCGCCTCGACGATTACCGTCGCGTCCTCGAAGAACTGGATGACGACGACAAGCGCACCAAAAAGCAGATTGAAAAGGCCATCGACAAACTGGAGTCGAAGCTCCACGACCTGAACAACAAGAAGAAAGACAACACCATCACGTTCGATCAGATGGGTGTGGACATGCTCTTCGTCGATGAAGCTCACCTGTACAAGTCGATGGCGGTGCCGACGAAGATGGGCAACGTCGGAGGACTGTCAAACAGCGCCAGCCAGCGGGCCTTTGCTCTGGAGATGAAGGCCAACTACCTGCGCGATACGCACAACGGGCGCGGGCTCGTGCTGGGCACCGGAACGCCGATCACCAACACCATTGGCGAACTTTACGTGATGACAAAGTACCTGGCTCCGGAGATGTTGGAGCAGGCGGGCATTCGCAACTTCGACGACTGGGCCGCCAACTTCGCGACCACGCGCACCGAGTACGAGTACGCCGTCGATGGTGTGACCTTCAAGCCAAAGACCACGCTCTCCGAGTTTGTGAACGTGCCGGAACTCTCTACTATGTTCCAGCGTTTTGCCGAGTATCTGTCGAAGGATGCGGCAAAGCAACTCTCGAACCTGAAGGAGCCGGAAGTCGCGCGCCATGACCACATGGTGAAGATCACCCCGACGCAGGAGCCGCTGCTGCAGATGATTGCCGACCGGGGCGAGAATCTGACCAAGAACCCGCCGAAGACGCGCGAAGAGCGGCAGGCCGATAACTGGCTGAAGCTATCGAGCGATGCCCGCAAAGTTTCGCTCGACCCACGCCTGTACAACCCACGGCTGCCCGATGACGCTGGCTCGAAGGCAAATCAGGCAGTGGCCGCCATCAAGAAGGTGCTCGACGAGACGAAGAAAGAAAAAGGCACCGTGGCGGTGTTCTCCGACTTCTTCCAGCACAAGGATGGCAGCGGTAAAGCGGACTTCAACCTGTTCGATGACATGCGGAAGAAGCTGGTCAAGGCGGGGATTCCCAAAGATCAGATCGCGCTCATCCACGACGCCGGAGACAACAAGGACAAAAAAGAGGCGATGTTTGCCAAGGTTCGCTCGGGCAAGATCCGCGTCATCTTCGGCTCGACCGACAAGATGGGCATCGGCACCAACATTCAGGACCGCCTGAAGGCCGAACTGCATCTGGATCAGCCGTGGCGGCCCGATCAGGTCGAGCAGCGCGAAGGACGTATCCAGCGCTCTGGCAACCAGTGGGAGAAAGTAGACATTCACCGCTTCATTGCCGAGCCGGAGACGGGAACCTACAAGGTCAAGTCGGTGACTGGTTACAAGATGGGCGAAGACGGCAAGGACCACCCCATTTACACGGAAGAAGAGAAGCCCCGGCCCCGCGCCTATGACTTACAGATGTACCAGCAGCTCGCGCGCAAAGCCAACTTCCAAGAACAGTTTCTGAGTGGCAACTACACGGGCCGTTCGATGGAGGATGTGGGCGGCGACGTGAAGATGAATTCGCAGATGTTCCAGCTTGGTAAAGCGATGGCCACCGGAAACCCCGATGCGCTGCTCAAAATGAAGCTGGAGAACGACCTGCGCACCTTCAACCTGTTGGAGCGCAATTTCCAGACACAGCGCTCGAAACAGACACGGGAACTGGATTACGCCGAACTCAAAGTTCCCGCGTTGAAGAAAGAGATTTCAAACCTCGAAAAGCTGGTTGATACCTTCGAGAGCCACGTCAAACGCGACGGCGAGAAGGTGTCGTATGCAATCACGCTGGGCGGGAAGGAGATCGACTCGGACTACATAGACTCCGACCCGGACCTGGGTGTGCTGGTTGGCAAGCCGATCACCATCGCCGGAATCGAGACGGAGATTTCGCGGGCGGAAGACAAGTATCTCGACAAGAAAAGCGGCGAGTGGCTGATGGCCACCAAGTACACCTACCGTCTCAACGGGGAAGACTGGACTATCCCGACCGACGATCAAGGGCAGCAACATCTCAAGGCCATGCTTGGTTCGTTCATGTCGCGCGCGCGGCACATGAAGAGCAATCTTGAGAGCAACCGGAACCAACTGACGCGCTGGACGGAAGACCGCGAGAAGCTGAAGGCCGAACTGAAGAACACCTCTCCCTACATCGACAAGGTTGAAGCGATGGAGAAGCAGATCAAGGAGATCAACCAGCGCCTCGGCATGACCGGCCCCGCTGATTTAGACGAAGGTGCGGCGGTCGGAGAGGACGACGAGCAGGAGAAGCGGCCGGCGGTCGCGAAACCGGCCAAGCCTGCGGCAAAGCCCACAGACGGCACGACCATGAACGTATCGCTGTTTGGCGTGGACCTGGCCGCCAAGGCTGCGGCGAAAGTTGCAGCGGCGGCCTATGAGAACGAACTGAAGCCCGCGCTCGACAAGGCCAAGGTCGGACTCGGGGATGCGCTGACGGAGTTGCAGCACTTGATTGCTCCGCGCGTCGGCGTCGAGCCTCGGGCGCTGTCCTCGATCATGCGCATGACTGGAGCACGGGAGAAGCACCGCTACACCTTGCAGCAGGTGCTGAATGGCGCGCGCACCATGTTCTCGAAGCTGCCCCAGGCAGAGCAAATCCGATTCATCGACCACTACAAGCTCGGTGAGGCGCAGGCGACTGCGGAACTCGACGAGGTAGCGAAGTTCTTCCGCAAGACGGATGAGGCGACCTACCGCAACGTGATCGACTCGCAAATTGCGAACATTGGTGGCTGGGCGGATCGCGCCTGGAGCAAGCTGCCTGAATCGGCCAAGGCGGAGATGGTGCATTCGCTAGAAGATTATCGCGGCGGCACCAGTCGGGATGCACGCGAGAAGCAACTGGAGGCGATTGAGGACCTGCTTGAAGCCAACGGCGTGAAGTCCACGCGCATGATGCGCACAGGACTGGCCGATGTGGCCGACTCCATCCTGAGTTACAAAGAGAACCATTACCGCGTGCTCTGGAAGAAGATTCCCGGTGCCGAAGACGGAGCCGAACGCAGCACGCCGCGTCCCGGCGCGAAGCGTCCGCTGCAAGGCTCACGGGGATTTCTCCGGCAATCGACGCTGGACACGATGAGCGAAGGCTTGGAAGCAGGCGGTGAGCCCTACTCCTTCAACCCGGTTGAGATGTTCGAGCGGGCGCAGGATGACTCGTGGCGCTACATCACCGCGCAGCGCATGTGGAAGGATGCCGAGACTCTGAATGGCAGGATCTTCGTGCCGCGTGGCGAGCGTGCCCCGGATGGCTACGAGAAGATCGAGGACAAGATTGGAAATGTCCGCTTCCCGGCAGCCTCGGGTGAAGGCTCGATTGAAGCTGGCAACTGGTATCTGCGCGAGGACTGGGCGCGGCTGATGAACAACTATCTGGGACACGACGCTATCCGGGAGTCAGCGGTGGGGCGCGGCATCATGGACGTAAAGAACCGGCTGACCGCATGGCGGCTGGCGATGTCTCCTTTCCATGCGCTGACTGAATCCGGATTGTCGATGGCCTCGCAGTTCGGGCACGGACTGGCGACGGGCTGGAACCTTGGTGTGCGGCATGGCGATTTGAAGATGGTTGGACAGGGTGCGTTGGAGGCGCTGAAGACTCCGCTTGCTCCGTTCACCGATTCACGGCGCGGCGGCAACGTCATCCGCTACCTGACCAACAAAGAGGAGTTCCTGAAATCGACGCGGGGCAAGGACTTCCTCAAGAACAACCGGGACGCCGACCGCATGATTACCGACCTGTTCTCATCAGGTGCCAAGCTGGGGATGCACGAGGATGAGCAGATCAAGGGCTTAGAGGGGATGCGGCAGGCAGCAGCCAACGACAAGTACATTGAAGCGCTGTTGAAAGCCATGGCGGGAACCAACGGCCTGATCCAGAAGCCGCTGTTCAACTACTACATTCCGCGCATCAAGGCCGGGATGTTCATGCGCGATTACGCCCGCGAACTCGCCGACCACCAAGCCGACATTGACGCCGGAACAACCAGCCGGGCGGAGATCGGGCGCAAGGTGTGGGATGCGATCGAGGACACGGCTGGGCAGATGAACTGGGATGCTCGCTTCTGGAACCGGACGTTCAAATCTTCCATTCAGCTTGCCTTCCGCGCCTTCACCTGGCGGGCTGGCAACGCGCGGTTGGTGTACAAGGCGGGCACGGGACAGGCCAACGAGATGATCGAGTCGCTCAAGGCCATGCACGACCACTTCACGGATGGGGAAAAGGCAGATCCGAGTTCGACGGCGGTGCCGCGCATTGACCCGAACCTGGCGCGCATCATCGGCCTGCTGGTGACCTATGGCGTGGTCAACGCTCTGATCCAGAAATCGACCACTGGCGAGAATCCGAAAGACTACAAGGACCTGCTGGCCGCGCGGATCGGCGGCAAGGACTCGTATGGGCATCCGCTGCGCATCACCGCTCCGGCGATTCTGCTCTCTGACTGGATGAGCTTGCAGTCGCATGGGCTGAAAGGCTACATCAGTTCGGGCCTGTCGGACTTGGTAGGAGGAATGGACGATGTGCTCGCCAACAAGGACTTCCGCAATGTGATGATCCACGACCCTGACGACCCGATGTGGAAGCAGCGCTGGGACGACACCAAGCATATTGCGGGAGCGCCGATCAGCATCGGAAACATGCGCAAGCTGCACGATGAAGGCGCGAGCAAGGCGAAGGCTGCGTCAATGCTACTGGGCTTGAAACCTGCTCCGCAGACCTTCGACATGACCGCTGCGGAACGGATGGCGCAGGAGATCAACCGCACCAAGATCCCCGAGCGCACTCCTTCAGAGGCCGACGAACACGATGCCAAACGGCAGGCGATTGCTCCAGTGCGTGAGGCGCTGCGCAATGGAAATCGAAGTGCGCTATATCAGGCGGTCGCCGAGGGCAAGATTACCCGCAAGCAGGCAATGAGTCTGCTGACGGAAAGCCGGCGGCCACCGCTGGTCAACGCCATCGAGGGCTTCACGCTGGAACAGGCGCAGAAGGTCTACAACGTCGCAACGCCAGAGGAGAAAAAGCTGCTGGACCCGATCATGCGCGTGAAGTATGGGCGGGAGATGAAGAACTCGCCCGCGCAAGGCCGCGAGAAACTGAAGGCAGCCTATGCCGCGCTCAAGGGTGGCTCATGATCCAACCGGAGATCGTGCTGCAACCCAAGCAGGGAATGGTCTATGACCTGGTGGAAGATGGCTCGGCCACCTGGATAGGAATGCCGGGAGGACGCGGCGGTGCGAAGAGCGGCTGCCTGCAGCGCATCATGCTGGCGCGGAGGATGGAGTATCCGGGCAGCATTGCGGCCATGGTGATGCGCAACTGCGATCAGGTTCTCAAATACCATGTGGACCCGATGCTGCGCGCCTACCCGGAGCTGAACCAGTACTACTCGAAGGTGAAGAGCAAGGCGGGTGAAATCGTTCTGCCGATGCCGAAGCAGAACGGACGGCTGATGCCTCCGTCGGAGATTCACTTTCTGTATGCGGAGTCGCTGGAAGATGTTATCCGGCGCTTCCGTTCTGGCAATTACTTCGACATCTTCGTGGATCAGGCCGAGCAGTTCAGCGAAGCGGAGTTGCGCGAGATCAAGCAGGCCGTGCGCTCGCCGGGTGCGCTGCTGGGAAGTTGCAAGTTTCTCCTCGCCTTCAACATGGGCGGGGTGGGAATCGACTTCCTGCGCAAAAAGTTCCACTTGCACGAGTACAACCCGCAGGAACTGCCCGAGGATTTCGACTCGGTACATTTCTTTCCATGGGACAACGTGGAGTGGTCGCGCGGTTCGCTTCAGGCCGAGGGGCTGACGGTCGAGGACTACTACTCATGGCCGGAGGAGAAGCGGAAGGAATACTGCGCGACTAAGAGCGATTACGGGCGCACGCTGGTCGGCCAGGACGCTTCACTGGTGAAGCGCGACTGGGATTCCTCCTGGGATGTGCTGGAGGGCGCGTTCTTCTCCAAGGTGTTTGACCGTGACAAGGCGGTGCTTTCGCCGGAAGCGGTTTCACGCATCATCAAGCCGTGGTGGGTGAAGTGGGCCTCGGAGGATTGGGGCCGTGGCCACTACTGCGCGAACTACTGGCACGCCCGAGGGGAGATGTCGCCCGAAGAGGTTCAAAAGCTGCTGGGCTGGAAAGTCAGCCGGACACTCAAAGTGGTCATCACTTACCGGGAGTACATTGCCGGTGGCGCTGCGGCAGGCGATGAGGGAGGAGAACGGGAAATCGACGAACGCGACATCGGGCGCGAGATTGTCGAACGCACGCCGCTGCAGGAGCGTGAGCGCATGTTGCAGGATGGAGCGTTCTTCCTTTCCCCTGACGCCTTTGCCAAGCGCACCAGCAAAAACACGATTGCGCAGGAGTTAGGCGATGTGCTGACCAAGGCGGGGATGCCTTATCCGCAGCGAGCCGATGACGACGTAGTAGGCGGTTGGAGCCTGATGTCGAATCTGCTGCTGGAGACCAAGCGCGAGGGAGCAACGGGAGAGACGGTTTGGCTGATCTCGGCCAACTGCCCAGAACTGATTTCAGCAATTCCTCTCTTGATGCGCGATCCGCGAGACCTCGACCGGGTACTGAAGACGGATAAAGGCGCGGCCAAGATCGAGATGGATACCTCGGAAGCGGCGCGCTACGGATTGAAGTCGATGCTCGCACCAGGCAGGAAGCCAGCCGAAGAGGAAATGGAGGACAAGCTGGCGAAGATGCGCGAATCGGGCCTCGACGACAACTCGCTGTACATTCACCGCCGACGTTTGGAAATGGAGTTGCAGCAGGCCGAGCAGCCCATTGCGGTTGGCCGCCGGCACTCGCTGGTACGCAGGATCGGAAGATAGAACGCTGAGTTTGTTGTTTGCGCAAGCCGCCTGAATTGGGCGGCATTTTTATTGGGAGAACGCTTATGTCCGCACCTGCTCCGGTTTCCGTTGTGGAGATGGATTTGAAGACCTATGTGAAGTTTCTAGTTGATCAACTGTCGGCGGAGCAACTGGAACCGATGCGAAGAGAGATTGGCAGGCTAACCCAGGCGGTGATGGGGAACGGTGTCCCTCCGCTGGCTACGCAGATTGCCAACGTGGATAAGAAGCACGACGAGCTGGCTGAGGCACTTCATGCGCGGATCACAAACCTTCGCGTGGAGCTTGTGGGTAAACCTCCGGACCCAGAAGAGAAGAAGAACACCGAGACGCGCTTGATGCTCAAGGGCGCGTGGATGGGCATCGGCGCGGCCAGCGGCATCGTTGTGGGGCTCATAGAACTCGGCAAAACAGTAGCGGAGATGTTTCACCACTAGGAGAAACGATGAACGACGACCAGAACGATTTCATGAAGATGGCTGTCCCGGCGGCTATCACCTGTCAGAAGCAGACGCGAGTCCCCGCCTCAGTCACGATTGCGCAAGCGATCCTCGAAAGCGGCTGGGGTAAGACGGGCCTCGCCTCGAAGTTTAACAATTTCTTTGGAATCAAGGCCAACCAGTCGCAGTGCGCCGACCACGACTACTGCGAATTCCAAACGGCGGAATACGAGAACGGTTCCAAGGTAATGGTGGAAGCTGAGTTCGCGCAGTACGCCACACCAACCGAATCCTTCTTGGCACACGGACAACTGCTGTCGCGCCCTCACTACGCGCCAGCGATGGCCTGCCTTCCCAGCGTGGATAAGTTCTGCTGGGCGCTCGGGCCGAAACTTCCCGGCCACCCCGAAGGCTGCGGCTACTCGACGGCACCGATGTACCACGACAACCTCATGCAATTAATCAGAATTTACAACCTCACGCAATACGACGTGACGGCGCAAGGAGCTAGCGTATGACGTACTTCAAGGAGTTCGCCAGTGGGTTGTTTCTGGCCCTGCTGTGCCTTCTCATCTGGGATCTGGACCGCTCGGTAGCTACGGTGAATGCCGAACTGCCAGGCATTCTCTCCAACGTGAAATCGGCGTCGAACAGCCTGCCTGACACGATGAACTCGGTGAAGCAGTCGGCAGATACCGCGAACATGGTCAGCACCGAGAGCCTGGACCTGGTAGGCAGCATGACCAAGCTGGTGGACAAGAGCGGCGGCTTGCTCAACCAGACCTCGGCAGTCGTGTACCACGCCGATGCGTCACTGATCGGAGCGGTGCCTCGCTTCTACCAGACGGCCAACAAGCTGGACTCGGCCATCGACGCAGTAGCGACGGTTCCGCCGAACATCAACAAGGCGCTCGCACCTCTGCCGGCCTTCGAGCAATCCCTGACGCATACCTCGGACGCGGCGGGAAACTTCATTAACAACCCATTTCTCAACAAGGCTGTCGAGAATGTCGCGACTCTCGCTGGCAACGCGGCCGAGATCACCGACAACACCAACAACTACTTCTTCCCGCCTCCGTACAGCGGGCCACACCCCATCCTTCACCGCGCGAAGCGGATCGGAGAGGGTGCGCTGAAGCTGGCTCCGGGACTGGCGGGCGGCATCGCCATCGCGAAAGGAAATTGACATGCATGACTACCTGATTCAGTTGGCACCCAGTCCGCAGGCTCTAGTTGCCGCAGCAGCGGTAATTCTGACATGCGCGGTTGCGGCAATGCCGAAGCCGACCAGCTCGACCGGCGGCTATTACTGGTTCTATAACTTCGCGCAGAGTCTTCCGATCCCGACCTTCGCACACCTAAAAAACTAACTGCGGCCACCAGGCCGCCTCAACCTCTCACATCGAATTTCCAACCGATCAACCCAAAACGTAGTCAGCCGGGCTTAGCCCAGAGAGCAGATGCCATGACCACCTTCGTTCAGAAAGCAGAGTCGTTCCTTAAATCCGCCGAGCAGGATGTTGCTAAAGTCCTCGGCTTCGCCGCTGCGGTGGAACCTGTCGCTGCCAACATCGCAGATGCAGTTGTAACCGCCGTTGGGCACCCCGAGGTCGGTGCAGCCATTGCCAAGATCGGCTCCGTAGTCGTCGGAGCTGGCGCACTGGTAACCACCGTATCGGGAGCATCCGGCAGCGGTGCCGACAAGCTGTCGGTCGCGGCTCCGCTGGTCGAGCAGCTCATCACCAACTCGGGCTTCCTGGGTACGCGCGCCGTGGCCGACGTGGACAAATGGCAAGCGGCAATCAAGCTCATCACCGGGGCGGTGGCCGATCTGTACGATGCGACGACCGCGAAGCCTGCAGCAACTCCGGCTGCTTCAGCGTCGGCTGCCACTGCCTAATCAAAAAGGCCCCGGCGCACAACCGGGGCCTCGCTTCACTTCCTCATCTTTAGCGCCCCGCTGTGAACACTTTGTGTCCAATTAGCGCCGATAGTGCCGCATTTCCGCTGGATTAACCCACTGTAAGTGATTGAAAGTCGGTAGGCGACAGCGATTTTTACGGACTGAAAATCCGCGTGTCGGGGGTTCAACTCCCTCCCTGGCCACCATTCTTTTCAACAATTTGCAAGCCATTCTCTTATTAGTGCCTTGTAATGCGCGGACAAAAAGTCCGCGTGATGAAGCGACTGAAATCAGCGAAGTACGCCATAAAACCCTGAAACGAAATCGTTTGATGGTGCCCGAAACTGTACCCACCCCTGACTCGGTACGACACCGCAAGTGGGTACAATTTCGGGTACATCTATTTTTGTGGACTCATTGTCCGTGATCTTTTCGTCCCGAGATAGATAGCAGCCGTTCTCTCCAGGAACGCGTCTCCGAACTTCCGATGCATACTGTCGATTGCAACATCGAGTCGCGCACGCGGATAGTTCATTCGAAGGAAATCGCATAACGCCTTAACGACCACGCCAGACGGTATGGTCTTCCCAGATCGAATGTTTTCTATGCACATCCGACTGCAGCCGATCTTCTTGGCAATCGCCTCGCTGGTGATCTTCCCTGCTTCCAACGCTTCTGACAGCCCTTTTGCGAATAGAGGTTCCATTCAGTCCTCCGAGTATCTTTTGGGTTACGAAACGTATAGTCTGTAGACTCAAAGTCGTCAACGCACAAATATCGAGGCGTGACACAAGATTCCTGTGTGATTCTGGGCGAGACGATTCGCTATTACCGTAAGAAGAAGGGCATCTCTCAGGAGAAGCTCGCGGAATTGTGTGATCTGCATCGCACGTACATCAGTAGCGTAGAGCGTGGTGAACGAAACGTCAGCGTTATGAACATAGTCGAGATTGCAAGAGCCTTGGGAATAAAGCCGAGCGTTCTGCTGAAGAGACTAGATTGACTCATCCGAGGTGGTCAGATTGATCACAAACCTGTACTTCGATAATTTCAGGTCACTCAAGGACGTAACGTTGCCAGTACACGAGATGGCATATCTGTGCGGTCCTAATGGGTCTGGAAAGACAAATATCGCCGAGGCTATAGATTTTCTCTCCAAGGCTTTCTTGAATGGACTGCCCTACGCCGTCGCCGAAAAAGGTGGGTTTTTCAACATTTGCTATAGGAAAGAAAGACGCTCACGCGGAGCGATTGCGTTTGGCATTAAAGGAACCGGAGGGAAACTCGGTGGCTCAATCTCGAAATACCGTTTCGACCCTGGTGACTATCAGTTTGAGATTCGGTTTTCGCTTCGAACACGAGGAGAGACAATTAGGTCCGACTTCTACGTTGCGTCTGAATCGTATGCTTTTGATTTCAATATCGGAACTCCCCAACAAACCAATCTGGTAATAACGCGAAATGGACCTAAGTACAAATTTGAATACTCACCCGAGTTGGCTGAGGCACCGCAGTTCGATTGGCTCAAACGCGACGATGAGTTTGTGAGCACGTTCTTCAAGACCGATGATAAGGAATTGCTCTACAACGCCAGCCTGACTGCACTGATGCGGCTGAGGGAATTACACGAGCTACAGCGAATCAGGGTTTACAGGTTGTCACCACGATTTGCGAGTGCGGCCAGTGCACCCTCTGTTTCCGGTCAGCTTGGCAAGTATGGCGAAAATCTTCCGTCAGCATTGGATTATTTGAGGGAGAGCGATCCCAAAGCCTTTTCCCGCCTGCAAACTTGGATGCGCGATGTTATTCCCAACTTGGACTACTTGAACACAGACTATACGCAGACGCGCCAGATGGGACTCTTCGTGCAAGAGAGGGGTTTTGGCAGCCAATGGTACGCGGAGGAGCTATCGGACGGCACGTTGATGAGCATTGCTCTTTTCCTCTCGATCTTGGACGGGAGAAGCTCCTTAGTCTTTATCGAGGAGCCGGAAAACAGCCTTCATCCTTGGATACTTCAGAGCTTCTTGCAGTGCGCCGTTGAGGAGTCGAAACGCAAGCAGGTATTAATCAGCACACAATCGCCTGTTGTGGTAGCCCATGCTAAACCGCAGAACCTTTTCTTGGTGGATCGCGCTGAAGGGAAGACAAGCGTAGTCCGGGCGACAGTGCGTGAACCGGACATCGAGAAAATTATCAACCAAAAACTGCTGGACTTAGGGGAGTATTGGCTATCCGGTGGACTGAAGGCCGTTCCAAGTCCTCGG